TGGTCTTGCAAATCCATTTGCTCGCAACATTTTGGTGAACACTTCACAATGGTCAAACTTGATGTCATTAAATGACAGCGGTCGTCCAATTTACAACGAAGTAACACAGCCAATGAACCAACCTGGTCTTGCAACACCAACATCGCTACGCGGTCGCGTTGCCGGACTTGATCTCTATGTAACAGCTAACACAGCTGCGACAACAGATACCGATGATTCAATCATGATTATCAACCCAGACGCGTACACATGGTACGAGTCACCTTCATACCAACTTCGCGCAGAATCAACAGCGGACGGTTCAATTACTGTCGGCGTTTATTCATTTGGTGCGGTAGCGACAAAAATTGGCGCTGGCGCATTTGGCGTAAACAAAACCTGATCCATAAACCATCAAGCATGACCCGATTCGCTCCCGAGTCGGGTCAGTAGTAGAAAGGGAAGAGCTAATGTCTTTGGTCACTCCGTCAGAACTCCGTTCTGTGCTAGGCGTTAGCTCTTCTCTCTACAATGACGCATATCTTCAAAAAATAATCGACACAAGTGAGCTTGTAATTTTGCCACTTCTTGTCTCTTATTCTTCAGCGATTACTGATCGCCGAATCGCTTCAAATGTCGCTACCTTGACGACTAACACTCCACACAACTACATCGTGGGATCAAGCGTTGTCGTCGCGGGCGTAGATGCCACATTCAATGGCACATACACAGTCACAGCTGTCGGAACTGAATACGAATTTTCTTATGCAAAGACCAACGCGGATATTGCTTTCAATGCAGTAATTCCGCATGGAGACACTTATCTTTCAGGCAAAGATGCCGCCACAATTTACGCAAGCAATCCAGCCGTTTATGAAGCGATCATCGTCGTATCGGTCGAAGTATTCCAATCGATCACAGCTGCGGGCGGACAGATCGAAGGCGTAGATTTTCAAGTGACTCCCTACAGAATGGGTCGCTCACTCTTGAATCGTGTAATCGGGATTCTCGGTAAGTCTCTGGATACTGGAGCGATGTTGGCATGACCGCATCATCGATCGCGGTAAATGTTCGAGGCGCTCTTAAGACAGCGATCCAGAATGTTGCCGCTAATACTTACGACTCAGTACCAGAAGCGCCGATTGTCCCTTTCGCGGCGATCGTACCTAGCGCGCCCTATCTCGAAGCAAATCTGATCGGCACATCAACGCGAGTCAAAGTCAATCTTTCAATCACAGTCGGAGTCGCTATGTACTCCAACGCTTCGGCGCTCGACAACATCGAGAAGCTACTAATAAGCATTCTGGCGGTTATTCCGTCAGGTTACACCGTGGGATCGGTGTCGAATCCAGTCCCAATGACGATCGGAGCTTCAGAAATTCTGATGTCCGAGATCGAACTTTCAACTCAATACACACAGACAAACTAGGAGCAACTATGGCAACGACCGTCATCACAGGGCGCGATCTCGTATTGACGATCGCCACCGTAAGTTACGACGCACAAGCAACAACAGTCTCACTTGAGGCAGACCATGTAATCGAGACTTATCAGACACTCGATGGTCGCGCTTACAAAGCAATCGATGATTCTTGGACTCTCAATGTCGAAATGCTTGCAGATTGGGGCGCAGTCGGTTCACTTTGCGAATCACTCTGGACAGCAACAGAATCAGCACCAAACACAACTCTGGCAGCATCAATCACAGCTGTGACTGGCGCTGTATTTGCTTGCAACATCTTGCCAACATTCCCAAATGTCGGCGGTTCAGCACCAGACGCACAGACAGTCTCGCTATCCTTTCAAGTAGTGGGAACACCAACCGAAACATTTAGCTAAGAGATAGGAAATCGGGAGCATGAAAACAGGCATCACAATTACATATTTCTCAGGGGACTCGGAGTCGTTCACCGCATCGACACCAGAATTCGTAAAGTGGGAACGAAAGACAGGCTTGAAGGTTACACAGCTCGGCGAAAATGTCGGACTCGATGATCTGCTCTTCTTGGCATATAACGCGAAGAAGCGAGAGCTTGCTGGACAGCCCATCAAACCTTACGAAGTCTGGTGCGATACGGTGGACGATATTCGATCAGAGGAAGTCGATGTCCCAAAAGTTACGCCGCCGGAAGCCTAAATCGAATCTTGGTTGAACTCGCAATCGCGACAGGGATACCAATGAAAGAATGGGAAACGGCGGAGCAGATTTACACGGCAATCGAGATATTGGAGAAGCGGAATGGCAAGTAAAGCCAAGCAGGGGCGGTTCGAAATAACCGTCGAGCCTGTTGAATTCCGAAATCTGATTCGGTTGCTAAACGCTTTGGACAAAGAAACTCAAGACGAAATTAGAACACAGGCGCTTCCCTTGTCTAAGCGCCTTGCTGGTCAGCTCTTTATGTTTAGCCAATCAGCACCATCGCCACAGGCAAAGCTTGTCGCGGAATCAATCGTCGCAAAGCGAGATCGACTTATTCGCGTTGATGTAGGTGGTACGAAGAAGGTCGGGCGCAAATACGGCGGTGAGCAATCCAAGTCCGGTAAGGGCGCAAAAGTGCGTCAGCAATCTGCTCCAGCTGGTGCGTTGCTTTGGGGATCTGAATTTGGATCTCACAAGGGCGTGGATAGTCTCGGTCGCGGTTACACAAATCGATTCAAAGCTGCCTACAACAAGCGAGGCTATTGGATGACTCCAGCTGTGGACTATTACACGCCGATCGTTGCGCGTGAATATGCGCAGATGGTTCAAGATGTAGTCAAGAAGTTAGGACTCGACTGATGGCTGGTATTCCAAAAGTCAAGATTACCTTTGACGCAGACTTTGATGAATTAAAGCGCGGAGTCAAGGGCGCAGAAAATGAAGTCCAAAGCTTCGGCGACAAGATGGGCAAATTTGGCAAAATGGCGGGCGCGGCATTTGCCGTCGCTGGCGCAGCTGCTCTTGCTTATGGCGCGGTACTTCTCAAGCAAGGAGTTGAGTCTGCAATCGCGGATGAAAAGGCTCAGGCAAAACTTGCTCTCACATTACAAAATGTTACAGGCGCAACAGATGCTCAAATTGCCGCCGTAGAAAATCAGATTCTTCAGACTTCTTTACTTACCGGACTAACCGATGACCAGCTTCGTCCGAGCTTTGAGCGCCTATTGCGCGCCACAAAAGATTCAGACGCAGCTCTAAAATTACAGACCGTCGCCATTGATGTCGCGGCTGGATCGGGCAAGTCGCTCGAAGCGGTCACAAATGCGATGGCTCGCGCAGCTGAAGGCAATACGACAGCACTTGGCAAATTGGGCGTGGGACTAACCGCTGCACAACTTAAGACGATGTCGATGGACGATGTAACCAAAGCTCTCGCGACAACCTTTGGCGGTCAAGCTGCGACTCAGGCAGATACATTCGCGGGCAAGATGGCGCGTCTGCAAGTTGCATTTGATGAAGGCAAAGAGACGATTGGATCATTTGTCTTAGACGCAGTTACTCCGATGATAAATACAATCGTCAATACCGTAATCCCAGCGGTGGCAGGATTTATCGATTCAGTCGGTGGCAAAGATGGCTTGACCAATGCTTTCAAGACTTACATCGATCTCATCAAGAATATCTTTCAACCGGTACTTGAAGGCTTCAAATTTGCATTTGACCAGATCAAAGATGCGGTCATGGCTAACAAAGACGAATTCACAGCTCTATTCAAATTCTTAAAAGACTTCGTCGCACCTTTACTTGGTGGAGTCTTAAAGCTTGCCATTCAGGGGATTGGTATCGCTTTGGGAGTTGTCATCAATGTGGTGGGCAATTTGATTGATGGCTTCCAAACTCTCTTTGGAATAGTAAAAAGCGTGGTCGGAGCAATCCAATCTTTGATTTCATTGGTAGCAAATAATCCAGTCGTCAAGGGAATAGGCAACGCCATCAGCTCAGCTTTTGGTGGATTTCGCGCCGAAGGTGGTTCAGTCTCGGCTGGCAAGTCTTATGTCGTAGGCGAGCGCGGTGCTGAAATGTTCGTCCCTAGTTCAAACGGCACAATCGTCCCAAATGGCGGCATGGGTAACACTTTCAACATTACCGTCAATGGCGCGATTGATGCCGAAGGTACAGCTCGCACGATCGTCGATGTACTTAATCGATCAAATGCCCGCGGAACTCTCGGAGCGAATAGGTTCGCGCTGGTATGACAGTCTGGACTCCGACTTGGAGCGTAGAGATTGATGGCGTGGAGTATAAGGATGTGTCTCTCGCCAATCTAAATTTAGCCGCTGGGCGTAATGATATTTACACTCAAGCCATCGCTGGATATTGCAATCTCACTCTCATCAATCTTGATGACTCCGGTATCGCTCCGACAATCAATTCAGGCGTGACTGTCTTTGTCAATGACTCGACTGGCACTCCCGTCGCTCTTTTCGGTGGATCAATTACAGACATCATCGTGGGTGTTCAATCTGGCGGTTCGATAGGTATTACCCAGACGATTTCAATCACCGCTTTAGGGGCGCTTTCAAGGCTTCCAAAGGTACTAACTCAAGGCGTACTGGTAAAAGAATTAGACGGTGAGCAGATTTACAGCGTTCTAGAAGGGATTCTGTATGGCGCTTGGAACGAAGTACCGGCGGCATTGACTTGGGCTGCCTACAATCCGACAACAACTTGGGCAAATGCTCAAAACTCTGGCTTGGGCGAAATCGATGCAGGGAATTATGAATTGCATCAACGATCATCATCGGTGACGGACGCGTACTCACTTGTCGCGGCTTTAGCAACTTCGGGACTTGGATACTTGTATGAGAATGCTTCGGGTCAAATAAGCTACGCGGACAGCACTCATCGCAGCTCTTACCTTGCCACAAATGGATATGTGGATTTAAGTGCCAATGATGCTTTCGCTTCTGGACTTCAATTAGCCACCCGCTCAGGAGATGTCCGCAATTCGATCACAATTAAGTATAAAAACAATCAGCAAGTTTCAAATTCCGAACCAGATTCAATCGATGTTTATGGGACTTTAGCTCAATCGATCCAGACAACTTTGGAACATACAGCGGATGCCACATCGCAAGCGGCTTTCTATTTAGGGCTCAGAGCTTATCCAAGAGCCAATTTTAATCAAATTTCATTCCCGCTCGGATCTCCAGAATTAGACGATTCTGACCGAGACAACCTTTTGAAAGTCTTTATGGGAATGCCGGTAACAATCAATAATCTACCGAATAACATGAACACAAAATTTCAGGGATTTGTCGAAGGCTGGCAAATGCAAGCTGGTATCAATTCCCTGACTGTTTCGATGTATCTGACTCCAACCGAATTTTCGCTTCAAGCCATGAAGTGGAACGATGTGAGTGGCGCAGAGACATGGAACACACTATCAAATACACTTATCTGGGACGACGCGTTCATCGTCGCTTAAAGGAGACAACATGGCAACAACAACGCCGAACTTTGGCTGGACGGTTCCAACTTCGACCGATTTGGTCAAAGACGGAGCCACAGCAATCGAGACACTCGGAGACGGGATCGACGCATCATTCGTTGGTCTAAAAGGTGGGACAACCGGTCAAGTTTTATCCAAGACATCCGGTACAGATCTAGCATTTACTTGGGTCGCTCAAGATGATTCCAATGCAATCCAGAATTCAATCGTGGATGCTAAGGGCGATCTAATCGCTGCAACCGCTAATGACACACCAGCGCGTTTAGCAGTTGGCACAAATGGTCATGTTTTAACTGCTGATTCAACAACAGCAACAGGACTAAAATGGGCAGCAGCCGCAGGCGGTGGCAAAGTTCTTCAGGTTGTACAAGGCTCAACATCAACAGAAACCGTAGTGGCATCAACAACTTTTACAGATAGCACCCTAACAGCCACAATCACACCAACTTCAGCCACTAGCAAAATCTTAGTATTAGTATCTCAACAGATGATGGTAGGAAATACTTCAGCCATGGGAGATACCGGCGGCGCTTTACGATTAATGAGAGGCGCTACAGCAATCTTCAACGGTACCCGCGATTATCAGACTATGTATCTAAAAGCGGGCAGCCAGACATATCAGTATGCCAATTACACCAACATCATGTATTTAGACGAGCCAGCAACAACTTCGGCTACAACTTACAAAACACAACAAAAGGTATACCAAACAAATAACGGTGGTAACTGCACTACACAATGGGGAAGCCCAACTTCAACAATCACACTTCTAGAAATCGGTGCATAATGGAAAAAGATTATCTACTGTTGGCTATTCAAAGCCTAAAACCTACTGCTGAATTTACATACACAGATCAGGATTATTCCACTATTAAATGGGATGTACTTGACGGCGATGCGCCGACCGAATCTCAAATTAATGCCGAAATAATTAAAATAAAAAATGCCGAACTTGCAGAAGAAGCAGATAAAGCATCTGCTAAGGCTGCACTTCTTGATCGATTAGGCATAACCGCCGAGGAAGCTAGTCTTTTACTTTCATGAGTTATCCAAAAGGCACAGCCGCACAAGCTCTTGAGATTGCAAAAGCAGAAATTGGCACAATCGAAGAAGGCGACAATCTGACAAAGTACGGTGCATTCACAAAGGCGAACGGTCTGCCTTGGTGCGGATCATTCTGCAATTGGGTACTTGCACAAGCTGGAGTCAAGGTTCATTCGCTAGTATCGACCGCGGTAGGTGCGCATAAATTTAAGGAGATTTCACGGTGGCATGAGATACCGGCAATCGGCGATCTAGCATTCATGGACTTCCCACACGACGGAGTCGATCGCATATCTCATATTGGAATTGTCGCGGGCATCGATGGCAAGACGATAGTTACCATCGAAGGCAATACATCCGGTAGCGGCGATCAGCGCAACGGTGGCATGGTCATGGTTAAGACCCGAACGATTGGCAAAGAAGTGGTCGGCTTTGGTCGTCCCAAGTATGTGCCATACAAAGGCGAATATCCAACTGTGGTTGTCGATGTGCCGAAGAAATCTATTCTCAAGAAGGAGAAGAAGAAATGAAAGAAATTAAAGGACTCGCAGCTTCATGGGCGCGCTCATTTCTAGCCGCATCAATAGCTGTGTACATGGCGGGAATTACTGATCCAAAGGCAATCGCTGGCGCGGGACTAGCTGCGATTCTCCCAGTTGTGCTTCGTTACCTAAATCCCAACGACGCATCTTTCGGGTTAAAGGGGAAGTGACTCGGAAGCTACTTCAGACAGCTCTGGCGATAGCGATATTGCTTGGGCTGTCTGCTTGTAGTTATCAGGGCTGGACTCGATATGAATGCCAAGAATTCGAAAACTGGCAAAAGCCTGAATGCAATCCGCCACAATGTAAGGCTCTCGGAGTCTGTACTGAGGACATATACGGAGAAGATCCAAATGGGTTCACATCAA